AATTTCCACCAGAGATGTTTGCATTCTTATCACTCTTTTCTTTTTGGATTGGAGAAGCCTTAACATCTTCAGAAGTTTCCATATCTAATTCAGTAACTCCTTCTGGGTCAAGACCACGCTCTTCTCTAACTTCACCGGGTGATAATACACCTTCAGACAGATATATCATATCGGTCTTAGCTTTAGTGAATGCATCGTTAACATTAATTTGCCTAAACTTAAATTTTGCTTCACCACTTTCTAATTGTGGCATAAGCTGGGCATTAAGTGCTCCCTCTACCATAGTCTGTAAATATCTTACATATGGTTCAAAAATTGGACGTGCTCTTTCTGGTTCAGTCCACATTGTTTTAGGAACTTTCAAAGCCATGTGTATTTTATCAAGTATGTCATCTGTATATTTTCCATACTCAAATGCTCTCTGTGTTCCTTGTAGTTCTTTTATTTGTATGTCGTTTCCATGGATAATGTCTTCACCGGGAGCTAAGGAATTAAATGCATCAACTATTTCATTAATTTTATCAGGACCATAAGGCATATCAGGTAACCCAGCACTTACATCAAATCTACTAGATGCATATTTATTAAGTGCAGCACCTATATCTCTTTCAGCGTAATCCTTTAAATCAACTAAATATATAATAGGGTGAATATCAGAGAGACCATAAGCTAAATCATCAAAAGAATTGTTATTAAGCTGTATTATCTCATCTTCTTCAAACCTTACATTCTCTTCGTCATCTCCTACTTTTTGATAGTAGTACATAACTTGTCCGTGCTCATTTCTTTTTACATACATATTCTGGCTGGAACGTAACACTAGGTTGTCTCCAGTCCATTCTAAATAAGCACTTCCAAATATTCTTGCATTTCTTAACCACCCGTATAAAATGTTCTCTAGATTAATATCACGGAACATTTCTTCTAACTCTTCGCGAAGGTCTTCATCATCAGTTACAATATCAAAATTATCTTTAACTGCATATAAGCAAGGTAAATCAATAAGAGTTCTAATTATAGGGTCAGATAGATATATATTCATATAAGTTCTATTTTTTCCTATATGAGGTTCAAAATCTTTATCTTGTCCTACAGAGAATCCTCTATTAATTTTGAGACGTTGAATTACACCTTCACCGTAACTACGAGGGTCGTCTTTCTTGTACGCGGGATTGCTGCCAATACTGGCAAATCTGCGTCTAACATTATCTATAAACGACATGGCTTTAAATAACTAATCTTAATGAGTATATAAAGTTTTTGCTAGATTCCACGTAATGGCTGTTTGTTTAGAGTATGTTTTCTATGTCCAGTGGCAAAAATAGGACCTGTACTATGTTGCGGACGTCCTAGCCTTTGTGTTTTATTAATAGGCCGAGATATAACACTTTGTCCAAAATTACCTGTCATAGGTAACATACTTAAAGTAGCATGTATACCCATAGCAGAACTATCACAATAATCGTCATGTCTACCACTCGGTGCAGCAATTTTCTCAGTTTTGTTAGCCGCATCCATAGTATATTCTAAATCTATATGTTCTTTTGTCCATTTATGTATTAACTTAGCCATATCTGGGGGTAGGTGTTCAGGGTTGGGTACTCTTACTCTTCCTTGTTGGACATATGAGACGAAGTCTCTATACATTTGGGTCTTAGTACCTTTCGGACCACCTGTAAAAATAAACGGCACAAAATGAACGCCAGCATCTAAGCACGCCAACCGTAAATCTTGTTCAACCGCACCACCAATACCAGTACAATCCACAATAAGGCGATTAGCCCCAAGCTGATTGGTAACGTCCATAATACGTTGACGTTGGTATGGAATATCGTGTCCACCAGTTCGGGCATTAATCTCTTCAATATAGATAAGCCGTGCAATATTTTCATCATCAGACTTTTCAAGGGACCATGCACTAATAACAGTAGAGTTAACAGATTTACCAATGTCAACCCCAACATTAATGTTGCTTCCTCCCTTGTATCCATCTGCATCCAATCTAGTAATTTCGTAATCATCATAACACCTTTTTATTTTTTCTGGAGTAAATACATTCGATACCGACTCTACAAACTCGCATTCATATTCAGTTCGCCAATAAATGGAATCTTCACCCCATTCTGTCATTTTATCTAACATTTCTTCTTCAGTGTAAGGAGCTGAATAAGCATCTCCTTGGTTCACTGCATCACGCCATGTATAATGAAGTCTTTTGAAGGTCTCTGCATACCCATCATCATACAAATATCTCCACATGTGGTTATCTTTTGACTTTGGTGTACCTAAATTTATGAACGGGGCCTTATTTGAAACTATCGCCGGTTCTACATTGTCTATAAATAGTTTATCGTCGATGAGAGGAGACTCATCAACTACTAGGAACGTAGGGTGTTGTCCGCGAATAGCTTGACCTTGGTTACTTGGCGCTAATGGAGCTCTTCTCATTATAGTGCCCCCCTTAAGTGTTATGTTGGGCTTATTATGAAATCTATAATTAGCTACTAATCCATTGAGAAAGGGGTTATCAGCAAAATGTCTATATACATAATTAAAGATTAATGCAGCTTGGTCTTCTGTAGGAGCAAGTATAAATACTAAATCTCTAAATCTATTAAAAAACATATATATAGTTACCGCTACAGACAAAGCGAATGATTTCCCACTACCTCGTGGAGCTAATATAGCTAATTTAGTTTGTTTATCATCATCTCTTAACATTAAACATTCTAAGATAATGTCTTCTTGAAGTGGTCTTAAACGTAATGCTCGTTGTTTTCCATCGATAAGATATGCAGAACAAAATGCTTTGACTAATTTTCTCATTTTGTGTCTATCTTGTCTACACTTATTGAATATATTTTCTAATTGTCTTGAATCTAATCCACCTTTACCTGTTAATAGTGTCTTTAGGTGGTTTTGGTTTTTTATCATCTGTTAATTCCTCTAAAAATGCACCAAAGTCTGCGGTGCTTTTTTCTACATTTGTTGGTACTTCGATATTCAACGCTCTGAATTCAGTATGTATGTCACGAACGATTTGATTTCTTTGTCGCAAGAGCTCTGTTCGAGCGTTAACATCCCGAATACATATAAGAATTTCCGACCACAAAAGGTCTTCAAGAGCAAGATTGCGCGCCAGAAGACGGACAAGCTCTTTATGACGTCCATATTCTGCTTCTCCGACTCGCTGACGTAATCTTTGCTCGTATTTCTCTACGTTCAAAGTGATTTGCCTTCATCAAGGGCTGATTTGACTTTAGACTTAACTAATGCTGCAAGTTCATCGTCTTTCTCATCCCATGCTGTGACCAATACATTTCGAACTAAGGAGTCTTTTACGTGCTTTTGTGCTGTTTCATCAAGCTTTTCAAAAGCTTTCATCTGTGCTTTTGTTAAATTCTTATCTAACATGTCCATCAATTCAGCTTCGTTATTCTTTATATATTTAAAAACTAACTCTTTAACTGCTGGTACAGTGTAAGCGACATAAGCGCCTAAAGCTAATACCAGTGCAGCTAATGCTGCTAATAATGGGTCATCCATTAGTGCGTCTAACATTCCAGATTCTTCTACAGTTTCTAATAATGCAGTGATGTTTCCATCTTCACTTGTGTTGTTTGACTCAAGTGCTGTGCTATTATCTGCTGTGTTGTTATTTGTTTCATTCATATGTTGATATCTCCATATTGGGGACTCTCACAAGGCACTTGCGATAAGTATCCTGTGATGCCATGGCCCTACTGCGAGAGCCCATACATAAGTAGAATGTCTACCTATATAAAGCTTACTAACATTTCCATCTTCTACGTGCTTGATTAATTCTTGAATTAGGGTCGTTTTGTGTTTTCTTAGAACTTCTCTTTTTCTGTCCTGCTGACCTAGCACAATAAGATTTACGTCTTTTGGCAGCTTTACTACCTTTCTTGACTTTACCTGTAACTGCTGTTTTAAGTTTAGAACCGGGATTAGCTCTTCTATAAGCTTTAACCCCCTTTCTAGTCATACCTGCACCTTTTTTAGTGGGTCGGTAATTGGCTCCTTTACCTTTAGTTGTTTTACGTATAGCTTTACCTTTCTTGCGTTTTTTAGTAGCTTTCTTTTTAACAGGCATGTTTCTTCCTCTTTTTACCTTTTTTCTTCTTATATGCCATTATTTCTTTTTCCTCTTGTAAGTTCTCTTCTTAGCAGTCTTTGCTGCTCTTTTGAATTGTTTAGCTGTTGGGCGTCCTTTGGCTCCTTTTTTCTTCATCTTTTCACCAGAACCTTTTTTAATACGTTTTCTTTTTGCGTGTATGTTAGCATACAAACCCTTTTTCTTAGCAGCCATTATTTCTTCTTACCTTTCTTTGGCCTTAAGCTGGGGTATTTTCTATAAACAGCTCGTTTAATTCCAGCAGGTCGTGGTGCGTTGTGGGCTAACTTAAGAGCTGATTTAGCTCTCTTTAATGTATTAATAGGAAAGCTTCCGGCTGGCGCGCCTCCTGAAGGTCCAGCAAATGCTATACCCTTCTTATACTTTCCTACGTTAGAACCACCAGCTTTTTTACGTGCTGCTGCTTGTTTTTTCTTTGCGGCTGTTGTCTTCTTTCTTGGAGCCATGTTTACTTGTATTTATTCTTAGAGTGTTGTCTTTTACCAATGTGATGGCCGTGATGACTTCTCTCTGCTATCTCTACTTCAGTAACGTCTCTAATTTGGTCTAAAGCTTTTTTCTTAGATATAGGTTTATGTTCAAGGGCGTGAGTCTTTCCACCAACGTGGCTATAAACCTTTTCTCCTGAACCACTCTTACGCATAGTGAGTGTCTTGTCTATATTTTCTTTTTTATTTACGCTTGCCATTGTTTCTCCTATAGGGTGTTCCTTCGAGCACCTTTTGCATAGTTCTTATTATCCGCTACATAGTCGGCATTTGGTGTAGACATTACGTCACTTCCATCCATATAAATTGGTCTTTCGTCAGCCGTCTCGCTCTTTTTTACATCTTTATAAGATGTGATAGGTTTCTTGTAATTCATCTCATCTATCTCTGCCTTGTCAGGCTTTTCGAAATCTAATTTCATATCGGGGTTGTTTCCGTGAAAATGTTCACCTTTAAGTTGTGGGTCTTTTACCATAGTTATTCTTCCTCTGTTTTACAACATTCATTGTTGCATTTCTCTAGTGCATTCAAACGCACTTCCATCTCTTGAACTTGTGTATACAAGTCTCTTACTTCGAAGTCATTCATTTTTTCATCTCCATTTTATGTTCTTGTTCTTGTGCTTTAGTTTCTATCATCTGGGATTGTTTCTGCATACTATCGTTATAATCAATAACTGCTTGTGCTTTTACTTTATAAAATGCTGTTTTCTCAGCTTGTTCTTGTTTCCAGACATCCAAAGCATCTTTGATAATCAGAAGGGCTGGCCCTCCTAAAATAGCTATCAAAGTTGTATATCCTTCTATTTGTTCGAGAACAGCTGCATCATTTAGTCCGCTATGTATAACGAACCCTGCAAAACCTACCCAGAGTAAAACTAGAGGTACAGCAATCATAAACATAAATATGTCGTTAAATGTTACTCCTTCTCCTTTCTCTTTACTCATAATTGGTTTCTCCTTCTTTGTTTTTTCTTTTGACACTACTTTTACTAACTTGGGTTTTTTTACTTGTCTTAATGCTTGGCGCGCAAAATTCACAAGTACCGCGAAAGCAGCTACAATTGCTAGTCCTGCCATCACTACCCCCAATATTGTTAATATGTCTATCCATTCTATCATTCCTCTTCATCATCTCCTTCGTAGTTTTCATCAAAGCGTTTAGAAACTGATTCCTTTAATACCGCTTTTAAATCATCCACTTCGGTTATAATTTTACTTAACATATTTGTTAAAATAAGCATATCTTTAGCTTTCATTCTTCCTCCTTTTCTAATACCCAAGCCCAATCTGCTAAATCACCTTCGGCCCAATTTGAAGAATATCCAACCCATTCATCTGTAAAGTTTCCTTCACTATCCTCATATCCGTGATAGTTACCATCTCCATTATAATCTGCATAAAACTGTATATAATACATCCAGTAACCTTCGTAAATATCATTAAAGTTTTCTTCGAATGGTGTTTCAAATAACTCATCATATTTAAACCAATGATAATCTTCGTTCCATCCTGATATATTAAAGAATACTTTTGTGTAAACGTAGTTATCATAATAGACT